CGCTACCCACTGTCAGGAACGTGGAGAGGTTGATCTTCGTGACCGTGCTACTGGTGTTGTTCGCGACATAGGCATACGCCCCCGCTGGATCGACGGCGATAGAACAGGGGACGCTTCCCACCGCCAGCGCAGAGCCCACTGTCAGGAACGTGCTCAGGTTGATCTTCGTGACCGTGGAGTCGCCAGCGTTCGCGACGTAGGCGAAGGTCCCAGCCGGATCGATGGCGATGGCGTAGGGGTCGCTCCCCACCGCCAGTGCGCTACCCACCGTCAGGAAGGTGGAGAGGTTGATCTTCGTGACCGTGGAGTCGCCAGCGTTCGCGACGTAGGCGTAGGCCCCTGCTGGATCGATAGCGATGGAGTAGGGGTCGCTCCCCACCGCCAGGGCGCTGCCCACTGTCAGGAAGGTAGCGAGGTTGATCTTCGTGACCGTGCTGGCGCCGTAGTTCGCCGTGTAGGCGAAAGCCCCCGCTGGATCGATGGCGATGGATTGGGGGAGGCTTCCCACAGCCAGCGCAGAGCCCACTGTCAGGAAGGTAGCGAGGTTGATCTTCGTGACCGTGCTGGCGCCGTAGTTCGCCGTGTAGGCGAAAGCCCCCGCTGGATCGATGGCGATGGATTGGGGGAGGCTTCCCACAGCCAGCGCAGAGCCCACTGGCTCAAACGAGGCGTCCTCGGCCGAGAGGATGTTGTTGTTGCAGGATGCCGTGAGAGCGATCACCGGACAACCAGTCGCGCCGTCCGTTGTTGCCGTCGCAGTGATGGTAGGCGTGGCAGGCTCGTCTTTCGTGACGGTGTAGCCCGTGTAGGCCCATGCAGACTGTTCCGGGCCGGTCCCGGTGACTTGGACGTAGGACCGATAGGCCCCGTTCGTCAGGCTGGTGGCGACGATGGAGAAGGGGTAGGTGCTCACCACAACACCCGAGTCATCCGAGGCTGTGGAGGTGCCGGGGCTGAACCCCCCAGCGCCATATTGGGCTGAGGTAAAGGTCCGAACTTGGTAGGCGATCTGGACCGCGCTACCACCCAGCGTACTTGTCCAAGTGACCAAGGGGCTGGAAGATGTGACCGTTCCCGTTGGGCCGGTAACGGTGACGACCGGAGCCACCTGAGCCACGACTACCGCGTCGGTTGCGAACGGCCCCTGGATGCTTGCGGTGCTCTCGGTTGCGACCGACCAGTTGTAGGTGTTCCCGTTGGTGAAGCTAGACGCCGGGAAGGTGAGCGAGCCCGCGCCGCCCACATTCCAGACAATGGTGCTCTGCCAGCCCGGGGTGGTGGCGTTCCAGTAGGAGTAGGAACCCGCCCCGCTGATCTTCATGCGAAAGGCGTAGTCCCGTTGGAGCGTGCCGTCCGGAAAGTTGCCGGTCCACACAAAGGTGGGCGTACTCGCAAGGTTGGCGTAGACCCCGCCGATAGGGGAGACGAGGGTTGGGGCGAGCGGGGTAGAGTTGGCGAACAGCGCCAAGGTGGCACAGATGGTCTCCACGCTGCTGCTACACGTCACGATTGCCGTCTGCGTTGGGGACGCCCCGGCGGCAGCCTGTGTGACGTGTCCGATTGCGAGCAGACCATTGAAGCCGTCTGAGGTAGGGCCCGAGGTAAGATCCGCCACCACTGGCGACTGTGGAACCAGCGCAGTGGGGGGGTTGATGTACATGTCCGCCTGCCACACACTCACAACGAAGTCATTGGCCAGGGTTGTCGTGACGGACGGGGTGGTGATAGAGCTGCCACCGCTTACGATGGAGTACGTCGAACACGCACCCACGTCTACGGGACTGGTGGGCGCGTTTCCCGAGAGGCAGAATCCCGTTATGTAATACTGATAACCGTACGTTCCCGTAAAGGTGTAGGACGTCTCGCCCGCTGCGTAGATATGCCATCCGAGGTAGCTAACCGTGTCTGAGTGGATGGTCGTCCAACCAGCCGGGGGGGTGAGAGCAGCACCGGAGATATTGGAGCTAAATGCCACGATCAGATTCCCGGCCACCGCTCCCGCAGGTGCGTTGAGTACGTTGCCCACGTTGCCGCCGCCATTTACGCTGCTGTAGGAGACGTAGGAGATAGCCATCAGATCACACTCCCCCCTGCGCGTTCGGCTGCAATCGCGGCGACCACGGCCCTGGCCGGTGCGCCGTAGCCGTAGTCGGCATACTGAGGCCGCCAGGCCGCGCGCGCCGCTGGGGTCAACTCAGCCGTCCACCAGAGGTGGTGGCAGGCGTGGCAGACATAGGGCGGCGTGGCGAAGTCCACGAACTTGGGGCCGGTCAGCGCAGCGCCGCAGTTGGGACACGTCACAGCGCGTTCAGCGTGGTAATGAGCTGCTGGTCGTGCTGGTCAAACTGCTGCCGGACGTAGAGCGCCGTCTGGGGGCTCATGTCCCCCGTGACGGGGATGTTGTAGGTGATGTTGATCTGGCGACCACTGGCCGCGCCACCGATACCGCCGCCGCCCCCGCCCGCTACGGCCAGGTTTCCGGCACCGAGCGACATGGGTGAGAGAGAGGTGCCCGCTATTGTGGAGGTCACCTGGCCCAGGGCAGCCTTTACAGGCCCGTTCAGACCCTGCTGTATCCCGGCGACCAGGCCCGCCATGATGGCATTACCGTGTGGAATCAGGATCGTGGCGTCGTAGTCGAGAGGCCCCTTCCAGGACATGATCGACCCGGCGATGCCAGTGACAAAGTTCTTGACATCGTTCATGGCACTTTTGATGCCATTCAGCAGCCCGGTGATGATGTTCTTGCCGATGTCGAAAAGCCAGGTGAGGGCGCCCGAGAGGGCATTCTTGATCTTGCCCGGCAGGCCGGTGAACCATGTGACCACGTTGCCGATCGCGGTGCCAACGTCAGAGGAGACGGTGTTCCACACTCCCTTGAGGAAGCCACCCACCGTGGAGTAAATGCCCGAGATGGCACCCATGATCTTGCCCGGCAAATCAGAGAAGAATTTCACTACCCCGCCGATGAATCCGCTCACGTCCGAGGTCACGGTCTGCCACACCCCGACCAGGAAGGTAACGATCGCCACGATGGTCTTGATCACGGCGATGATCACCGTGATGGCCGTCCCGATGATGGTGGAGATCAACGTCCAGGCGATCGTCACGGCGTTGTAGATGACCGACCAAGCCACTTCCAGGATCGGGACGATGACGGCGAGCGCCACCGAGATGATCGTGGAGATCACCTGCCAGGCAATCTTGATGAAGGTGGAGACGATGTTCCAGGCGATCTGGGCATCGTCGACAATCTGGGTCCAGTGGGCCGAGATCCACGAGGTCACATCGCCCACGATCTGCTTGATGAAGGCAATGGCCTTGCCGAAATCGCCCACGGCCACGCTGACGAAGTCGGCCACCGCAGCACGGAAGCCCGCCATGTGGATATAAAGCAGGACCAGCCACCCTATTGGACCAGCAAGCACAAGCGCCCACTGCCCGATTACCCCGATGATCTTCTGGATCAGAGGAATGTGGGTGGAAATCGCATTGGCGAAGTCCAGCAAGCCGCCAACCACCTTGGTCAGAACGGGCACGAGGACCGTGCCGAGTTCGGTCATCAGATCCCCGGCGCCACTCTTCAACTTGTCCAGCTCACCCTTCATCGTGGAGGCTTGCTTGGCCGCGGCGTCCTGGGCGGAGCCCGCCTTGGTCACCTCGTCGGTGTACTTCTGGAGCACAGCCGGGCCAGCCGCGAATGTCTCGGCCAACTTGGTCGAGGCGGCGCCGAAACCCAATGTCTTGAGCGTGGCAGCGTCCTCGGCTGCCGAGTGTCCAGCCAAGACAGGCTGGAGTTCGGTGAGGATCTGCTTTAGCGGATCGAGGCCGCCAGTCTTGGCGTTGATGAACGAGAGGCCCATCGACTGCTGAGCCGCAGTCACCGCTGCCGTCGGAGAGATGATTCCGGTGAACGCGGACGTGAGGCTGGAGATGGCCTGCCGCCCGGTCTCGCCGTGCTGCGTCAGGTCCAGCATCAGGCCGCCCATGGTTGACAGAGGGGGAGCAGCCGCACCCATCGCCGCCTTGGCACGAGCCAAGCCTTGGGATACCGTGTCGAGGCCGACGCCCGTGTCCCGCGAGGCGTTGAATAGGATGTTGGAGGCGTCCGATGAGCCCTTGAGCGGAATCTGGTACGCCTGCATCACCTTGGCCAGGTCCGAGGTAGTTGAGCCAAGTGCGTTGCCCGAGCCTTCGGCCAAGTCCTGCGCCGTCTTCATGAAGGCCAGGGATTGCGCCGCCGAGAGGACGTGGCCCGCCACCAGATCCATCTGGGCCGCGACACCCGTGTACGCCTTGATCGTCGTCTCGGCCGAGAAAGTGGTTGAGAAGGCTTGGCCGGTGAAGGCTGCGCCGATCCTGTTCGCCGCCGCCACGGAGATGTCCGCACTCGCTGCCAGCGCATGGGTGGAGTCCTGGAATTTGATGCCCATGTCCACCGAAGCTGCGGCCACCCCCGCTATGGCAGCACCTGCGGCCAGCAGGCCGACCTTCGTAAGGGCCGACATCCCACCGGCAGAGGCGCCGGTCTTGTCCATCTCCGCCTGGGCTTTGCCAAGCTGGGTTTGGAATTGGGAGACATCCGCGAGGAGCGTGGCTATGACAGGGGGGAGGAGGCTCATGTGTCAGCTCCTCCTACAAACCACTTGTTGCAGCGGCCCAAGCCGCGCTGAATATCGCGGCCAGTTCCGGCTGAGCGTCGGCAAGACCGGGTGCCAGGTACGGGCGTGGCGCTTGGTGATAGGCACGGCCGATCGCATCCGTACCGCTGAAGCCCAACTCCAGCCGGCGAGAGTAGATCATCGACGGGCCGATGCTGGCGCTGTATCCCAGAAAGCCCATCGGTATGGGTCCCTCGACATGGATCGACCGCCTGTTGGCGCCGTGTAACACCGGGGAGCGCGCCTTGGCTTTGGCCTCGATCAGGGCCGCGCCTTTCTTGACAGCAGTTTCCGTGGCCTTGTTCGCGGCGTCTTCGATGGCCTTCAGCGTGTCCCGAAAGGCTTGCATGCCTTCCCAGATCACGCTCACTTCTGCGCCCTCCGCATCAGTTCGGCCTGCACCCGGTCTTCGATTGCCGCAAACTCAGGCACCCAGGCCACGAAGCCCTCTGCCTCGTCTAGGTACTCGTCGTGGGTGATCGGGATCAGGTGACGGAAGCGGTACTCTTGATACTTCGCCCAGACCGAGGGGTCAACGTCTTTCCGGGCGTCCCCGAGGAGTGCCCATTTGATTCGCTGCCCCTCCCAGTAGGGTTTCCGGGAACGTCATCCGGGTTGGGGGAGAAGTCAACCTCCGCGGTGGCGTTGTTCAACTCCGCCGTGGCGTTGGCGATGAAGTCGTATCTCTCTTCGTCCATGTCCCACACCGTATCCATGGTTGGCACCGGCTCTTTGAACGACCAAGCTCCCAGGTAGGCCACGATGTTGGCGGCCTGCATGGTCTGGAAAGTCTCGGCCTCATCGAAGTTCAGTCCCAGCTCGGCCATGTCCAGCTTGGACACGATCGCCAGTCTTTCCTTGGGGTCAGTGGGTAGATCCTTGGGGAGCTTGTTCTCCGCCTTCTTGAGCGCCGCCAGCGCAGCGAGTCCAGCAGATCGAATGACCTTCTTGTGCCGCATGGTCATCTCGGCCGGGTCGCGCAGCTCGATCCAGCCCCCTCCGGGAACGTCAATCCTCTTCACGAGTCCCTCCTCGGTACGTCAGTAAGCGGCGCTTACGGCGTTTGTAATTGCCACTTTGATAGGCGACAGCCCGCCGGCCACAATGTCTGTTGAATTCGGAAGGCCAAAAAACTCCAGATCCACTTCCAACCAGTCCTTGCCGTTGTTCTTGCTGCCAGCCGCCCAGGCGGTGGTTGACATGTGGAAGTCCACGGTGTTCAATCCGGGGTCGGTGAACAGCAGGTCAAGAGCGATGCCCTTGGAGTTGTTCAGGAAGTAGGTCAGTTCGGCGTCTGACTCCATGATCACGACCAACTTGGAGCCCTTGGTGGAAAGAGGACCCGACCAGTTCTGGTACATGGTCTGAGTCCCGGTGATCGCCGGGATGGCCTTGGTGCCACGCTTCAGGTCCAACTCACCTTCGACCAGCTTGGTGATCGCGGTGCCACCAAGTTTCACCACGCAGTTCCAGGAGGCGATGGCCTCAAGAGTGGTGGGGGTGTTGGTCGTGGTGGTAATGACGGTGCTGGGGTTGGAGATGTAGTTCGTCGTGACGGTCAGCAGCCCAGCCGCGTTGAACTTGATCACCAGATCGCCCAGTTGGGCCGCTGCGAGCTGGTTGATGTCTGCCCCATCGAAGTAGTTCCCCGTGTAGGACGGAGGCTGAGAGGAGAGGGTGTTGTTCAGCAGACCGATCGTGTGGGTGTAGGGGGCGGTGGTGCCGGTGACGGTGTCCGTCGAACCAAGGCAACCACGGACCAACGCAGGGAAGGAGTCGGCGTAGACATCACAGTCGAAGGACAGCGAGTCGTACCGCTGCCCGGCGATCTGATCGTATACGTCCACCATCGAGCCGCGGAGACCATCGTCGTCCAACATTTGCAGGTTGGGCTTCCAGACGGGAGCCTTCACCGGGATGAACCACTGGGGGGACACTGCTGTGCCTCGGACGGTCTCAAGACCGAGGCCCAACCATTGGCGGGCGGATGGGAAGGGAATTTTAGGTGCCTCCTTTATTTGTTCTTGGCGGCAGTCGAGGTACGCTTGGCCTTGACCGCTTTCTTGATCTGAGCAGTCTTCTTGGCTGCCTTCTTGCGTATGGTCGTCATCTCACGCCACGATATACAGCCATGCTTCACCCTTTATGACGGCGTCGATGATGATCGTGGTCCCGTCGAGAACCGCCTGCGCCTGTTGATACTCAATGCCCGCTGCGCCCTCACCCGCCTGCCAGATGGTGGCATTGGAGCCGGTGTATTTCTTCGGGCTGGTGCCAAAGGTGCGGTCCTGCCGCCAGCGGGCATAGATGGCGTCAATGAGTGCGTCCTGGTCGTCTTGGGCTGCCATCGCGTCAGTCTTGACGCTGCGGAACTTGACCTCTAGGGCGAGGTCATACTTGGCGAACTTCTCGCCCGAGGTGGGACCACCCATTGCGACACGCACCTCGTGGGCAGACGGGAGATGGACGATCAGCACCGCACCCGAACCGGTGTTCGCTGCGAGCGTGTAGGCTTGTGCGGGGATGATCGTGGGAGACGAGCGGTAGGTGGTCGCCAGGCCGGGGATCTGCGACGGTGAGAACCATGCGGCAATCGCCGCCCTTGCGACAGCCTGTCCGGGGTTGGCCATCTATGCGCTCCGGCGGTAGACTTCGAGCAGGTCCACGGCCACTTGATAATCCTCAAGGCCCCCGCCTTCGATCAGCGCCTCTCGGCTAGGTGCCCCCCCGATGTTCGGCATGACTTCGGCCTGTGTGCCACGCACCTTGATCAGACACGAGGTCAGCGAGATCGTGGCCTGCCGGATCTTCGGTGGGAGCTCCGTTACGGTGATGGACTGCGGCAGCGTGATGGAATTGCCCAAAGACGGGTGAGCGTAGACTGTTGGGTTCACCAGCGGGATCACTGTCCCCCCAGTGAACGTCGATGCCACCTGGACGGTCTCTGTGTTGGCCGCGTCGGGGATGGTAAGCGAGACGCCTGCGGCCGACTGTGGCAGCGCCATTGTCAGGGTGAGCGACGTCGCGCTCGCCAGTGACGCGGAAGCCAACGTAGAGTGGAACCAGCCATTCCAATAACTCCACTGGATGTAGACTCTCGTCCCCGGCCGGACGGGGCCGTAGAGTGCGAACACACTGCGGCTCACGGCGTTGCTTGTTGTGCCCGCCACAGGCACCACGAGCACCTTGCGGCCCTGGAGCCACACGTCTGCCGGGTCGATGATGGGGGCCATCCGTGACGGCACGGGGCCGACGCTGAAGCTGTCCAACTCGCGGAAGGGCCAGAATGAGCACCGGGCACGAACCGTCCCATCGTGGCGGACATAGACCCCGCTGTCCATCTCGGTGTCAAGCGTGGCTGCGAGGATTTGGTAGCAGATGCCGTTGGCCCAGTCCGATGCTCGGCCGATGACATTCGCCAGCTCGTCTAGGTTCTCGTCCGTGGTGCCGCCAGTGTAGAGCTGCGACGTGTCCACAGAGGTCGGGGCGCTGATATACTCCGCGATGGAGATGTAGGACACAACTTCGGCATGGGCAACGGTACTGGCGGGAATAAACAATGGAGTCGTCACTCAGGTGCTCCTCTGTACGCAGCCGTGCGACGGCATGGGCGGGAGTCCGTCGGCGCGATAGTGGCCGAGGGCCGGGGGGTGTACGTGCTTGTAATGGCCAACCGCCGCAGGGAGAACGACCATCTGGAGGAAATGGTCGGTCGTACACCAGTGCCCTGGAGAATGCTGGTCGTTGCCCATAGTTCCGACTTGGATGAGCGCTCCCGGACACGCCGCGATGATTCGGTCGGTGAACTTCGCGCACGCCATCCCCGGATACTCGCCGCCGAGGTAGGGGACGGGGAACGCACACCAGGGTTCGGGGCAGGCTTCCAGCTCATCCAAAGTGTCGGGCCGCACGATCACGTCGTGTTCCAGAACTATAAAGCCGCTGCCCTTGGCCCAAAGAAGGGCGAAGAGCGAGAAGTAGTCCTGATCTGAGTTGCCGACATAGATCTCTTCCCACTTGTGGCCCGTAGCCGCTATAGCTTCCCTAACGCCCGGGGCTATCGTTGTGTATGGTATAATGACTGGGATGGTCAAGAGATCAGAACCTCAGGCTGGACTAAACCACGGAACGGCAAGTGCCTATAACAACGGGGGCTGCCGATGCGAACCGTGTCGAGCCGCTCGACACGAGTTCTATATGGCAAACCGCGAGAGAGAATTGGCCTATACCCGAGCGTGGAGGTTAGCCAATCCCGAGAAATTAGCCGCATACGATGCCGCCAACAAGGACAAGTGGAAACGGCGCATGGCGGAGTGGCGTCGCGCCAATCCTGATCGGGCGAGATCCACCGAGTTGCGCTATCTGTACGGGATCACCGTGGAGGGCTTCAACGAGATCCTCCGTGTCCAGCGCGGGCGATGCGCCAATACGGCTTGCGGAGTCCTTCTCGACAAGACCGATCACCAACGGCTGCCCCACGTCGATCACGATCATTCCTGCTGCCCCGGCAAACGATCGTGCGGAAAGTGCATCCGGGGCGTCATTTGCGCCAAATGCAATCAGGCCGCGGGCCTAGCCGGAGACGTTCCGGCCGTTCTCCGCGGCCTCGCAGACTATTTGGAAGCCTCCTCGGCTCCCACTTCCATCCGGCGGCGCTGAGCGCGCCCTCGACCCCGGGGGCGATGTGGGTGAACGGGACTACGACGCGGATGGGTGAGTCCGCCAGACTTCGATCGTTTGATCAAGCCCTGCGGAGAGGCTCGTCTTCGCCTCCCAGCCGAGATGTTGCTTGAGCTTCGCCCCGTCCGACTCCAGGTAGTAGATCTCGCCCGGCCTGGGGGGTTGGGTGTTCCATTCGATTTCCCCGCCCCAGTCCAGTTTCTCTCGGATAAGATCCGCCAGGTCTCGAATCGTGAGGGCATTGGGCGGCCCGGTGACGAAGGTCTGGCCGCGTACTTTGGTCGGCTCTGCCAGCAGCAGCTCATAGAGGTCGACCAGGTCGTCGATAAAGAGGAAGTTGCGGTAGGGATCGGGATCGCCGAGCTTGCAGACATCAGACGCGAGCATCTGGGAGATGATCCGTTCGACGATAAAGAAGGCGTTGTCTGTCCTTCCGTACGCATTGGTCTGCCTCAGAATGACCGACGGGAAGCCGTAGGCGTAGTCCATGTAGCCCAGGTACTTCTCGCAGGCCAGCTTGGCGACCGCATAGGGAGCCATCGGATATTGGGGCGTGTCCTCGGTGAACGGGCCGCCCTCTCTGGCGTGGTGGCCGTAGGTCTCCATCGTGGAGGCCATGCAGAACAGCTCCAGGTTGGGGTTGTGCTTCCGATTGGCCTCGGCTAGGTTCACCGTCCCGACGTAGTTCACTTCCGACACCTGGAGGTAGTTGTCGAAGGAGAACGCCACCTCGCTCTTGGCGGCTAGGTGGATCACAATGTGGGGCTGTACGAACTGGATCAACTCTTCAATCGCAGCATGATCAGTAAGGTCTGCGAGGTGCTTGTGCCCCTTGACGATCTCCGGGTTCTTAGCCTTCGACTCCGGGGATTCGTATACCCCGTGGACCTCATGGCCGTCCGCGAATCGCTTCGAGAGGGCCTGTCCGATGAATCCAGAGACCCCGGTGATCAGGATTCTCAAGACATCACCCCCCTGAGCATCTCCACCTCGCGCTCCCGTTCGCCTGCGAAGGTGTCGTAGAGCGCGTATTGATTCTCGGCCGCCCGGCGGTCGGAAGCCAGCCGATAGGTCTCATCGAATGTAATTCCGAGGGCCGGTTTGTCTGGGTGCAAATGCGTGGTCAGGAGGTCGGGCAGGTACACTCGCCGGCCTAGCGCCTCGGCCACGTCGTTGAGCCAGGTGTCGCACATATCGGCCGCGAAGTACGGCGGGGTAAACCTGCCCACCACGCCAGTCCAATTGCGGTGGAGGAACCCGTGACTGCCATGCGTGCCGTTGCGGAACCCGTCCGTCCCATAGACGAATGCGATGCGGTCGGGCACTGCCTCGAACGCCGCTCGGACAACACCGTCCCAATCCTGACTCTCGATAATGACGTCGTCGGCCATCATCCCGAAGATGTCGCCGCTGGCTTCCTCCCAGCAGGCGTTCCAGCAATCCGACAGGGTGCGCTGTGGGCCGCGGACTATCCCAACCCAGCAGTCAAACAACTCCGCATCGTAGTCGGCCATGCTCTCGTCGTCGTCGTCGACGTACAGTACCACCTCGCAATCTGAACTCGCGTGAATGGCCACGCTCTTGAGCATTCTCGTGACGTTCTCGGGACGCCCACGGGTGGGGCAGAGGAGAGAGATCACCACCTGTCGGGCTTCCCGCTCGTGTTGCCCGGCCCCCAGTGGCGCCAGACGTACAGCCGCTCAGCGAGATGCACAAACTTGGCCCCCGCGTTCAGCAGCCTGAGATACATCGCCCAGTCGTCGTAATACACTTCGGGCCCGAACTCGGGGTCGCCCAGTTGCGGGGTTCCCAGTTCACGAAGAAGCGAACCTCGGATCAGCGACCCGCCACCCGGGATGGTGCTGGATGCCCTGACCCGTTCCTCGTCAAACGGCAGACCGAACAGCCAGGCGAAGCCGTCCTCGTGCGGCTCGGGCCACTCATCCCCACGGATGTAGAAGTGTGGGTAGACGACGTCGGCCCCCGTCTCCATCGCACAGGCGAGAAGATGGGCGAGGTGGTCTGGTAGGAGTTGATCGTCGTCGTCGAGGAAGGTGATCCAGTCGCCGTGGCTCTGGCGCACGCCCTCGTTCTTTGCCCACCAGGCGCCCCTGCGGTCCACGTCGGTCACCACGATGACCTCGCGGTCTGCATGGGTCTGTGCCTCAACGGACGCCAGGGCTTCGGCGAGCATCGCCTCTCGGGGCGGGATGTGGGCGATGACAATGGATATGAGGGTCACCGGATCACGTCGCTAGGGAAGCCGGGGAGCACGTCGAAGATGCGCGGCAAACCCGTACCAATCCACACCTCCGCTTCCCAGCGAGTGCTATTGGGGGGCGCTGCGAGTTTGGCGAGATAGTCGGCTCGCGCCCACCAGAAGTTCCCGGCGAAGAAGTCAATGCCGCTGCTGTGCATCGAGTTTCGAGTGCTCTCGTCGATCCAGTTGCAGCCAACAACGTCAGCGACAGACAGCCTCTTGACGGCCGTGCGCCAGTCGGTGACGAGATGCGCGGTCATCGCCCGACGCCATCTGGAGTTCCAAGGCGTCGGGTCTGATGCGCCTTTGGTGTGGGCGTAGAGCACTGGCCTCCGAAGTGAGTTGCGGCGTTCCCAGAGGGCGGTGAGCGTAACTTGCTCCCAACCTTCGTCGGCCTCTGCGACCACCTCGGTCGGGATGGTGCGATAGCAGCGTTCGATGATCCGCTGACGGGCCTTGGGGTTTCCGACGATGCCGAGATGAAGCCGGTCGAGATGGTCGGCCAGGCCGCTCTTTATCAGCGCGTCAAGGTGCTCGGCGACGATCTTGTCGGCGGCCCGGGTCGCGTAGACATGGTAGAAGTGCTCCAGCTTCACAGCGGGCACTCCGCAGCGCCGCACGAACACCCCTCACCAAAGTAATGGTGATGGTGAATCACCGGGTCGTGCTGGTGGGCGATCTCGCCGTATCCCCTTTCTCTCAGCAGGGGCATAATCTCGGCGTCCAGTCTGTGCCAATCGCCAGGGGGCATGGAGCGGTTGCCGATCTTGGAGCTGGCCACGGCCATCAGGTCGGGCTCGGCCTTGAGTAGCTTGGCGTGGAAGCGCACACAGCCCAGCGACCACCGTATGAGATTGTGCCCGGCGAGGTGGTAGGGCCAGACGCACCAGGGCTCTTGGCAGTCAAACGCCTGCCGAACTGTGTCAGGGCCGATCTCGACATCGTGCTCAACATTCAGAAACGACTCGCCCTCGGCCCAGACGCGGCAGAGTAGTTCGCTATACGCCGTGAGAGAACCGCTAACGTCATACCGCTCGGCCCTCGGTGCATACAGTCGCATCGAGAAGTCGGAGCGGGGATGGGGGCGGAGGATTGCGGGTGCCTCTCGCGTCGCTGCAATGGAGGCGAAGGAGTAGACGACCCGCACAACTCCTCCGGTTGGTCGGGTTGGGGCCGGGGGTCATCCCCCGGCCCTGTTCAACCCTTAGTATAATTGTAGCACAGAGACGGTATTTATTCGCTCGCTGCGATGTTGCAGATCACGCCGTTCGCGACGGGCGCACGGTTCACGAGTGTCTCCACGCTTCTGATCGTGAACTCCTGGCGAGGGGCGCTCGGGCCACTCAAAGGAGACCGGGTCACGCCGTACTCGAACTGCGCGTAGTCCCGAAGGGTCCGAACCTCGAACACGTTGCCGATGTTGGAGCCGGGGAACGTAACGCTGTCGGTGCGGGCGATGATAGTTCCCGGTGGAACGCTCGGGTGAACCTCGATGCGAATCGGGGCACCGTTGAACGCCTTGTTGATGTAGGTCGAGATGTACGCAGAACCCGTGACGGTGTCACGGCCTGCGGCATTCGCCTGCAAGTAGGTCGGAGCCAGGTAGGTGCCCAAGAGGAGCATGCTGAGGTCCGAAGCCTGCTGAGCATTCATCATGTACGCGGTCGGGCTCGACTTCACGCTGTTGTAGATGCCGAGGTTGAGCGCGTCGAGCTGGGCCACGCTGGCCCCGGAGATAGACAGCGGCGCAGCGCCACAGTCGGTCCAGACAGCACCAGACGAGGTGCCGGTGCCGGGGGTGACGATGGAGAGGCCGGCGTTGTTGTAGTCGCCGACGATCGTGGCCAACATGCTATTGAAGGCGTTGGCCGAGTACGAAGAGTCGGCCGTGGTCGGCGCGGTCGGGGCGGTCCCGTAAAGGTCAGGCAGCTCATTGGTCGGAAGCGCCTGGTTGGTCGTCGGGATCGCGGCCTTGATCGTCAACGAAGCGACGGTCGTGGTCGTGTAGTAAAGGGTCGCAGTCGAAGTGCCAACGAACCAGTCATATGCCACCGCGCCCTTCACCGCCGGAATCGAGAAGGTGACGGTGTTGGTGGAGGTGGTGGTGCCGGTGGTCGCTGACGCCGTCGTGGAGACCACCCCAGACCCACCGTTGAAGTAGTTCATGCCGCTGCGGGCCTGGACGGCGCACTTGATCGTAACGCCGGAGCCGATAGTCCCACCCGTGGTCGTGTAGGTGGGCGTGGGGGTAACAGCACTGATCACCGGCAGAGCGAACGCCTGAGCACCCGTGCCCAACGCACGCTCTTCGAGGACCATCAGCATGTTGAGGACGTTCATCGTCTCGATCGCCAGGGGGTCGGCGTAGTTCTTTGCGATGTCGATCGAGTCCTGCGTGACCTGACCGTCGAGCGCGATCGGCACATACGGCGAGGAAACGCTTGACAAGCTCGTAGCCACTAGGCCACCGGTCGAGTCAAAGCCGGTGAAGATGGAGGGCTGAGAGTTTGTGACGTTCAGCAGAGCCTTCCACTGAGTATACTCAGCGCCCTCGGTCGCTCCGACCCGGCTCAGCAGTTTGCGGAGCGGGGTGTAGACCGGGATCAGACTGACGACGCCCGTCAGGTCTATACCCTGAAGGCCAGAGTTCGTAGTCCAGCCGTTGGTCAGGGCTTTCTGGACCAGAGCCAGGGTCTCCTGGGTTCTGTCATCGAGTTCCATGTGAGGTGTTTCCTATATACGGATTATTGGCCGCGGTGGAATCTTGGAGCCTGAAGCTCCTTGATCTTCTCAGCAGCCAGAACGCGCCGAAGCTCGATCACCTTGAGGGGATCGGTCTCGGCAGTCATCGCCTTGCGGATGTTCTGAACCACTTCGGATTCCTCGGTGGTTCCCTGGCCACGAGCGGCCAGAAGCGCATCTCCGGCTGGCGACATGCCTCCACCGGGCACGCCGGACAGAAGCGGACCACCTTCACGCGGGCGGTGCTCTAGGAAGTCAACGCGCTCCTCCAGTGACTTGACCACTTTGTCGTGGTCCTCTTGCACTGGCTTTAGCGCCTCAACCACAGCAGCCTCCAGCAGAGTGGCGATCTTGCTCGGGTCGGGTGGGGCGGGGGTTTCGGACTTAGCAACAGGAATAGCGGCGGCAGGGGCCGCAGGAGTTGGCGCGGGCGCAGTGGGCGCAGCGGGGGCCGGAGGCTCAGGAGCCGTGTCGGCATCTCCGTCTGCGGTGTCATCGGTGGTATCGTCAACTGGCTTGCCAGGTGACATCTCGATGAGGTCGTCGGGATCGACGGCGCCTATCAAATTTCCGTCAGCCGTGTATACCGCAACCATCGGATCACCCTTGGCCTTGCGGACCTTGACCGCATCGTAGGGGAGCATCTTGGAGGCCACCGTCACGCCCTGGAGCGTGCGCGTGGCGTCATACGCCGCGACCAGCGGCTCGGTGGGCGCAGGGGGTTCCATAGGCGTCTCCTGGGCTTTCTGGGCGGGCTCCTCGGCGGGAGCCGCGGGCAGAGTGGATAGTACGTTCTGAAGCGACGCAACAGCGTCGCGGATGGCCTGCTCGTTGGAGGCCGAGAGGACACGGCCCGCCTTCTTGACGGCCCCCTGCCCTTCGACAATCTCAAGGGCGTCTACGGGGAACGTCTGCATGGCCTTGATGACCCCACCCGACTGGGCAAGATCAGACTCGGTGGCCTCACCGACGGCGAAGGCTGCGAGGACGCCAATGGCGTAGTCCACCGCTGCCTTGGCCTCCTGGAGATCCCAGGCATTATCGGCGTCGTCACCGTCTCCAGTGACCACCACCTCCTGCCCCTCGCGATCGCCCAGCCACTCAAGGGCGAGCTTGGCCCGGCTCAGGATGGCCGTCCACTTCTGCGCGGTCGCAGAGTCGATGCTCTCCCAGCCCTGCGATCCCGGAATGTCAGGGTCTCCCCCGCCTCCGGGCTCAACCGGGATGGTGCTGGCGTCAAGGTCCTCGCCGTCACCGTCTGCCTTGGTTACGGGTTCCTTATTCTCCGGGGGCGCCAATGGCGCCTCGGTGCTAGGGCGCATGGGCGTCTCCTTTGATTTGGCGACGGTCTTGAGAGAGCCGTCGGAGTTCCAGTTGTCGGGAATCTGGCCAGACAGTCCGAGCTTGGACGCCTCACCCATGATGTGGCGACGGATGGCGTCGTGGTCTGCCCCGCCCCTGCCCACCGCCTTGATGGCAGAGGTGAGCTCATCAGCATTGTTGACGGGGTATGACTCGTCGCCCGAGGCATTCGTCATCGTGCCTTTGCCCTTTGCCTTGTCCTTATCGGCAGCGGTAGCCTTTCGAATGCGGGCGATCGCCTTGGGATCTTGCGGCCCCTCGGCCTTGAGCACCAGGAACCGCATCCCGGTAGCCGGTCCTTTGACTGCATCGACGCGGGGGATGTCCAAGTCGAACATCTCTTTCAGAACCTCCTCCTCGTCATCCTCGTCAACGTCAACGTCAGTCATTTAGACTCCTTACCCGATGTGGTATACTGGTAGTTGTGAATCAGAGCGGCAAAGGCCGAGAACGGCGTCTGGCCTGCCCGTCTATACTCCAACCGTCCGCCGACTCACTGATAATCATGTCGAATGCTGGCTCATCGGCAATGCCACCCAGCATCCAGTCTCCGGCCCGAATGGTTTGCTCGTTTCCGCCGATGTCTTTGAGAACCCAATTTGGTCCCCGATAGATATACGATTCGCAAACGTCTATATGGCCTTCGGTCTCGCTCCCGGCGTGGAAGAATCCCACTCGGCGACCTCCTTGGGCGAATGCCCAGGCGGCCTTCTCAACGGATTCGGGTGAAGCCCACTCGTGGTGCCCATCGGGGCGCGATGCAGGATAAGCGCATCCGAGCACGTATCTCTTGGGATGCTCGGGCACCGACAGCCGCTTCGTGACGACAGCCTCGTCGGGGACGGGCTCAGGCTCAACGGCGGCCGCAATGACTGGCATCACCTGGCCGCAGAGAGAACAGAACATTGCTGCCTCCTAAGACTGGACGAGAATCCAGGGCATCGGGTCGCTGGTGAGCACACCCGTCGGGAACGTCACCTGGACGAAGATCTGGAAGGTGCCGGGGGTTGTGACGTCCGCAGCAGCGGGTGCATATGACACCTGCCCGTTGGCGGGCGGCCCATAGACCGCAGCCACACCCGCGCCGACCGTCACATTACTAGCCCCTCGGATGAAACTCAGCGCGGCAGAGGTGGCGCCCGTCAGGTTGACGACGTTGTTGTTGTCGTCCGCCAGCGAGATCACCCACGTCGGGAGGGTCTGCCCGGTCGCCCAGGGCGTAATGCCTGCCATGCTCTACCTCGCGTGAACCGTTGCGGTCCCGGTGCGGACTGTTGCAGTCGTGGTGCCTGTGCGGACTGAGGCGAAGGCGAACCCGGTGCGAACTGTGGCGGTCGCAGTGGCGGGGCGCATCTGGAGCGCCGGGATGAACCGCGTTACCAGCGAGGCGATCGCGCCAGAGACGGCGCCGATGGTCTTGCCGATGCGCTTCGTCAGTGAGGCGAGGGCCGGCGATACCGCGGTGAGGACGACGTACCGCAGCCGTCCGACGTTGATCGCCGCCGCAGATGCTGAGATAACGGCCAACCCGATCACCCGGGCGCGTAGGTTGCCGATGGTCGCCACACTCGCGGAGGTCACGGCCAGGACCGCGTACCGGATGACTGCCGCGCCAGTGGTGATCGCTGAGACGGTGGCGGAACTTGCCGACAGGGCGATCACTCGCGACCGCTGCCAAGCCGTCGAGGCGATGGTCGCGCTACTGACCGCGAGGGTGACCACGCGGGATCGCAGGGAGGCTATCCCGGCGACCGAGACGCTAGAAGCTGCGAGCGCCGCGACCCTGACCCGATGGTAGGCCACCGTTGCGACCGTTGCGCTACTCGCAGCCAGCGAGATGAGCCGCGAGCGGACCACCGCCAAGGCCGCGACAGAGGCGCTAGAGGCCGCCAGAGCGATCAGGCGAGAGCGCACCACGCTGAGGGCTGCGCTACTGGCTGAGGACGCGCCCACGAGCTTGCCGATGGTCCGCTTGATGCCAGGGACGGACGCCGAGACTAC